CTCGCACATATGGCATTAATACATGTCTACAGTTCGGATGACGGGGAATAACTACGCCATCTTCCCCATATTTCGGATATCTCTTATCTTTGCCTGAAAGGCTGTATACTTTGCCTTGAATTGGAGCGCATAAATGACATGTCGGATAGTGTGTAGAAATTTTCACCAAATCAATATCGAATTCCTGGCAGGCATTAATTGTTGCCACTGTTGCAATTTCTCTTGTCGTTGTTCTGGCCACCATCTCGGCATAAGCATCAAGTCGCCATTCTCTGCCCAATTTGTCTTTGAAACCAGTTAACCCTTTGCTTAATAGCTTTTGTTCAAGATTTTTAGCCATCTCCTGCCACGTCTGCCCTACCGTGAACTTTTCCGCCTCCGCCTCCAGCGCTGCCCGTCTGTAATAATCGTTTATCCTCCTGCCTGCATAATTTGTGGCCTGCCTTAAATTATCATACATATTCTGGGCAATTATATCGATAGCTCTCTGGTGTATCTGCGCAAAGCTCGGGTTTATATCCTTCTGCATCCCTATTTTGTTGATATACGCTAACACCTGTGTATAATTCTGTTGATAAATCTTCGGTATATTTTCTTGGATCCATTGTGCAGCATCTCTGTCCAGCTGGTTTAAAATTTCCATTATCTGTTTTAAATGCTGCTTATAGTACCACGTTGTTTTTGCTTTTTTAGCTTCTTTTTGCAGCAATACTTTCAACACATTCAAAAAGCCCTGCCGGTATAGTTCGACAAGGCTTTGTATGAGTTTTTCTTCATCGAAAGGCATCTATATCACTCACTTTGTGCTTGCTGTGTTTGTTGCTGATTGTTCAAGTTTACAGTGAACAGAGCTGGAGCTTCTTGTGCTGTTTCAACTGCTATCTTTGCTAGTTCTTGTTTTAAAGTCTCTGCATCAAATTCAAATAAATGTCTTAAAGCTGTTTCTCTGCTAACAAGCCCGTTTTGAACAAGCATTGAATAGATTTCTGCTTGCTCTTTTTCGTCATCTGGTAATCCATCGTTCCAAGCTATATTAATTGTCTCTAGTTCTATTCCATTGCCATATAAAGCCTCTAATTTGCTTGCAAGCCATAAAACTTTCTTTATAGCAGGGTCAAGCCTCATGCGTATTCGGTTTACTTTTGCTAAAGGTGCCATCATTAACCTTCTCAATGCACTTCCGCTTTCTGCTAAACCCTGTTTAAGTTGCCCAAAAGCTGCTGCTGATGTCTCTGATAGCGCATAAAATTGCTCCATTAGCAGGTCTATTTCTCTAAATGCAGCATCAAGCTTCCCATCCCACACCACATAACCCGGTGGTTGTTCGCCTTGTTCTACAGGAAAATATTTTCCTCCTCCTCTGACAACCCACTCACCAAGCTCGTTTTGTTCAAGTGCTGCAGCAGGTCCATACATATTAGGGTCTGCGTGCTTATCAAGTATTCTGCTTATTTGTGCAATTCTAATTTCAATCTCTTGAATAATACTATCAAGATCGCTGTAATCATCAAGCCCGTATATTCTGTCGCTTGTCTGCATATTATGAACTGGTACCACTAAGAAATCATCAATTCCCGTATATATTTCCGGTTCTAAATCCGGGTAAAAAGTTTTTATATCAATTTCGTTTTTTATAATTCCATCTTGCAATTCAAAAAGTCTATTTGTGATTTTACCTCTTTCGTGTATTTCAAGTCTAAGATAAGTGGTCTTTTTGTCCTTGCTTAGCAACGTCGGCGTCGGCACTTCGAATGTCCAAGCTATGATGTGAGCTTGCACATCTTTTATGTTGTCTGCAGTCACAACAGGAAACCAAAGCGATGGTGGAACTGCTTCTATAATTGCTCTTTTATCATATCTCGTTTTAAATATGCCATCGCCATATCTGCTCAAATCTATTGCTACTTCGTAAGCTGTGTTTAAGAAGTTATTATTTTTAATAATTTTATCTAACTGTTCTTGCTCTTTACTTCCTGTTTCCCCTGCTGTTATTCTAGGTGGTTCTCCTAATAACAAATCTGCCCATAACGTCGATAAGCGTTTAGGCCAATTTAAAATAATCTCTAGAGTCGCTTTTTTATCATCCCTTAACAACCTAATCCAGTCTTTAAAAACAAGTTCATGTCTGCCTTCAAATAATTTACGATTTGCGTCATACCGTTGTAGTCTTTCCATCTCATCATCCGGAGGCCATTTCTGTCCCACACTAAGATAATTTAAATCCGTTATCATTCCATCACCTTCTTTATTATACGAAACTAAACTTTCGCCTAATTACCAACCCACTGGCTTATCTATAACCTTCATACTATGCCTCATTGTATATAAACCATAACGTTCGGCATCACTTGCATGGTCATTTTGTTTGAGTGGCTTATCTTCACCTTTCTGTTGTGCCTTCATATCCCAAACATAAGAAGCTTTTTCTTTTATCAAATTTTTGCAACTCTCATGGACGAAATATCTATTGTTGCTTAGCAGCGTTGATACATGCCTAATACCATCAAGGACCTCATTATCTGCTTTCTTGACATTAAAAAACCCGTTCTTTCGCAGCTGTGCGATAAAGCTCGCTGCCGACGGGTCAACAATTATTGCAGTTACTTTTTTGTCTCCTATGAATTCTTTTAAGTCTTTTGCATACTCAACATCTGTTTTTTGTCTTCCTGTTTTTGTGCTGTCATAGTAATACTCTTTAAGCGTGTAATATACATTGCCTTTCTGTCCTTGCAGTAAAAATACTGTTGGATTGTTTGTTCCATAGTCAACTGCAACCCAATATCTTTCGCATTCTGGCATCTCGCTTATAACATGCTTTCTCTCGTCAAACATGTCATAAACAACACCTTCTGCCATTACCCATAATCCGTCTATGTAGCGCTTCTTCCAAAGTCCTGTGTATTCCTTTTTGAGCTGTTCAATGTAGTTAGGGTCAAGGTTAGGATTATCTTCAAGCCTAAAACTAAAAACCTTGATGTCAAGTTCATTTGCTCTATCAATGTAATTAACCTTTAGCCAGTGATATGGACTATCAGGGTTTGTTGTGCCAAAAAGTTTTGCCCCCTTAACTGACAGTCTTGACAGAAGCATTGTCCAAAAACTTTCTGGATAAAGTGTAATCTCATCGCAATATGCACCAGCCAATGTTAAACCTCTTATTTTCCCTTCAGCTCTCTCATCATTTGCACCAACAATGTAAATGCGCCTACCAAAAATATAAACCTCACCTTGACCTTGATTCAACTTATAGTTTTTACTCCCAACTATACTCTCAATAACATCAAGAATGTTTCTTTTTAGCGTTCTCTCTGTTTTGCCACACATTAGCAAGTCGCCTTTAGGACCTGTCTCGATATAATCAAGCCACCTTACAATACTGCTTATTGTCTTACCGCTTCTAACTGACCCTTCCCAAATGTTAATGCGTGCATTGCTCTCTCGAATAGATTTCAATGCTTTCTTGCTAAACTTACCCCATTCAAAGCTCATTGAAGTTCACTCTCTTCAGCAGCACTTTCCCTGATTGCCCTGACTAATTCCTTCAAGCTCTCGTTGCTTGTCTCAGTTTGATTATCTAACCCCAAAGCAAGCCTCTGCCCTTTTTGCGCCTTTTCCATCACATTCGCAAATTTTTCAAGAATATAGGCACTAATTCTACCTTGTTTGTTCAGAAGATTTTCCTTGTCGGCTAAAGCCTCTTGCAATATATTCAAAAACTCACCCCAAAGCTTGAGGTGAGTTGTATTGTAGTCAACTTCTTGTTCAATTTGCTTTTCTGTAACCTTTTCTATGATTCTACTTCTCTTTTGCTTCTCTTTTACTTCTTTTTCCTCAATCCATCCTTTTACACGTTTAAAAAAATAACTGGATTTATAATTAAGGCCCTCACGTTCTGCAAATTCCTTAAGGCTTTTATAATCACCTAGCAAAAATTTTTGTTTCAATTCTTCCCAATTATATCTCGCCACATCACCTCACCACCTCAACGCATGTAAAAAGAGCTCTGTTAGAGCTCTCTACATATTATAAACCAATTTCTTTTGCTTTTTTCTCACACTGAACTACCCACGGATGATTTTTAATTTTCTGTTCAACTTCTTTAATTGCATCATTTAAAGCCT